CACCCCCTCGCGGGGGTGGCTAGAGCCAACGCGGCTCTATATGATTCTGGAATTACCCAGAACCATTTCCTATTCACATCAGGGGGAGTGGACGATTATGGCGAAGCATTACCAACTGCCGACTGCGCGTCCTGTAAAGGACACCCGTGGTCTGCCGCTGGGTTTAGATCCTCGTAGATTTTACGAGTATGCTTCCCAACTTCGTCGACGAAATGCAACTGGTGTCGAACTTCTCCTCTATAAACTGATGCCTTATTCCCTCATTAAGTCGCTTGCTTTTGCAATCGACCCATTGAGTAGGTTTAAGGTTTCAGCTACGAGGATTAGTCCAGCAAATCGTACTCGTACTCGACGATTAGTTTCAGCGTTACAGCTTCGCAGTTATGTGAAGCATTACGTTGCTACTGTCGCCCCGTACAAGTATCTGCCGGGCGGATACCGTTCTGAGAGTACGTATGAGTCAACGCAAGTTGCTCAGCCGTCTCTCAAGTGGAAATCCGTAGACATTACTGCTAAAGATAGACCAATCGGGAGTGAAATGGGTGAATTTTCCAAATGGAAAGTTCAAACATATTCGCCTCCGAGAAGTCGTCTTCAGCACGAACACCTTCGCCGTTGGTATGATAGTTCTCCCTCAGGATATTGGTACATCCTGTTGAAAGATACTATGTATACCGGTAAAGGGCCAGCTGCATACATCACTGAAGCCACTGTAGACGCGTTGCAAACGGAAACGTGGAGCCGTGCTGAAGCAGTAATGCAGAAGCACGTCTTGCCGATGTATAAGAACACCTCTGTTCTTAAACAATCGACAACACTTTTCCGTAACATCGTAGAATTACGCGACTTGCCTCGAGGAATCATACAATTGCGTGATTCCTTCGTTGCGTTGCGTAACCTATCCGAGTCCTTAAAGATACCTAAGAAGGTGTTGGAGCGAATTCACTCCTTTAAGACCACCGGCTTAGCTATTCCGAAAGAGTACTTATCGTACCAATTCGGTTGGGCTCAGACCTACAGAGACGTCCGTGATTTGTTGCTTGCTCCGGATCGGATATCAAAACGTGTAAACTTTTTGATACGTCGAAATGGAAAAGCAACAACTTATCGTACTCAGAGGACTTATTCTGAGGACGCTAAGGGATCCTCCGGCTTTATCCACTCTAGATTTCCATCAGAAACCGTGATTGCAGAGGACACGAATGTCCACTGGGATCATACTCTCAAAATGGTAATTAATACCACCTTTGAGTTTCCTGATGTAGATCTACCAAGTTTTCGGGAGAAAGAGTTCTACCGTCAACTAGGTGTCGTGCCCAGTCCAACGGACCTATATAACTTGGTCCCTTGGACGTGGCTTTTTGATTGGTTTACCGGCTTTGGTAACTACGTCGAAATTATCGACAGCGTTAACTCAGACGATAATCTGATCAATTGGGGGTTGCTTACCTGTAACACGGAAGGCAACCTTACCACGACATATGTGGCTAAGCTCCAGGACGCAGATACGTGGGGTACTGACCCTACTCGGTTTACTTATCCGAGGCAGAGTCATCAATCCCACCTAATGTTCTCTTCCCAAGTCAGAAGAGATGTATCTACGATCCTAAATGTGAAGACAACGGGTGATACGAGCACGTTAAGCACGTATCAGCTGTCTATCCTTGGCGCTATTCTTTCGAGTAGAGCCAAGTTTTAGCTCTAGGAAATTCTTCCTAGGGCATCATACATTCAAAGGAGTCGTCATGCTTGTTGATCCAGTGACCGTTGCCGCTTCGGCGCCAAATCCCGCTCTTTCGTTGGCAGTTGTCAACCAAGACGGGTTTGGATCCGAACGCCGTGATTTGAACGACGGGGGTTATACCCTGAAGATCAATCACGGTAAGCTTAAGGACGGTGAACGTCATTATATCCAGCTGTTGCTGGCTAAGGACGTCACTGATCCTTACACTGCGGTTGTACGACGCAAAGAAGCGTCGTGCTCTATGTCAGTTTCGTTGCCGGTAGGCTTCACCTCTACTGAGGGTGTTAACCTCATAAAGATGTTGCTCGACACGATTGCTGACACAGACGTCACTACTACAAAGTTGCTCCAATGGCAAAGTTAATAGAGTACGCAATGTCCCTGCTGCCTTCATCGGCAAAAGGTGCATTGAAGTTCTCCATTTCCTTTCTACTGGGGTCAACTTTTATGCTCGCCGCCCTTGTGGGCGAAGAGCATATTGAGACTGCGACCCAGTTTCTTAACTGGATCCTCAGTCTTATGTAGATGCCTTCCAATTGCGGAAGGAGGATCGTACGACGTGACTTGGAATGATCATCCTCAAGGAGGTGACCATGAAAAGTCCAATCGTACTCCTTCAAAGCCTTCTGAAAGATTTCAGAAGGTTAGACCCTGATGTGAAAGGCCTCGAGAGAGATATCATCACTCTCGAGAAAAGGTTCAAACATGAGGGCTACGGTTTCCTATCCGTAGCCTTACCGTCTTTTGGCTCGGCCCTTCAACAAGGCTTAGCTTCGGGACGGTTCCACTGCCCACTTGGCTTTAGTAAAGTCAAGGGGGGTGCGCTCCCGCGTCTCTTTGCGGGTTTGCACTTGGAGGTGTTTGACCCTATAACTGGGCTCCTTAGAGAGAATGTTGACTCGAGTAAACTGAAAAGTTTATATCAAGTCCTCTTTCTCTTTAAGAAAATCCAACTCAGTGAGGCTAGTAACGACAAATTACATGCCAAAGCTGTAGAAGGATTTTACTCTAATGATACCATTGCTAAAGGGGTTATTTTCCCCGATAGCAGGAAGTATGCGTTAGAGTTGCTTTCACGATTCATGATGCCAAAACTGCGTCTTAACAGTTTTGACGACGTTTCGTGTAAGCATGGCCCAGGTGCTGTAAAAGAAGGACTAAAGGCGAACCAGAAGTGGCAAGCCGTTGCCGATGCTATCTTCCAAGGTAGCTTCGACACAGAGTCCGTTGGATATGATGAGTTTGGCTTATCGTTCGATGATTCTTTGTCGGAATCTTCGAATGCCATACCCACCCTACCAACGGCCCTGTCATCCTTCGATTACAGAGCCTCGAGCAACAGTGCAAGACTAATTTCGGTTCCGAAGAATTCTACTTCGAACCGAACTATCACTGTTGAACCTGTGTTGAACCAATTTGTTCAACAAGGACTGAATATCATACTGAGAGAAGAAATTCTCAAATGTGATATTCTTAAACAGTGTCTTGCACTTACCGATCAGAGCAAAAATCAAGAACTTGCTCTGGCTGGTTCCCTTAACGGCGAATGGTCTACAATTGACCTGAAGTCGGCATCGGACCTACTTTCCTTACAGTTAGTAGAATCCGTTTTCGGCTCGTTCCCTGATTTTTATCAGAGAATGGTTGGTTGTAGAACCCCCACTGTCAATGACGGTTTTTCCGACGTGACATTGGGGAAGTTTGCCGGTATGGGAAACGCACTTACGTTCCCTGTCCAATCTGTCACATTTACAGTAATATGTATCTGTGCTATCTTGGATCATT